CAAAAAGAAAAATCCCCGTCCAATGGACGAGGATTATTATGTGGTGCCTAGGGTCAGCACCTTTAATGGGTATAAAATCAATTATTTATATTCATTTTGGTGCAGTTTTGGTGCAGTGTATAAGTTCTTTATAAGCGTTTCATGTAACGAATTCCCCATTTCACAACCTCTCCAGCAACGTATCTTTTTTGCTCGTTTTCTGAGCCTAAATATCTTGCTGATGGAAAATCAGCTCTTGTGATAATGTTGTTCGCCGTAAAATTATAGGATTTATTGATATAGATCGCAACATCTCCAATAGTCATGAGATTTTTGCTATTTTCGGAAAAAGCAGCGAACGCCGCCATTTTTGCGGCCTTAACAATTTCTTCTTCTGCTTTTTTTGATAGAGTGATTTGTTCCATAAAACCTCCATGTAAAATAAAAGCCGCACTTCCTTGTGCGGCTTATATCGATTTACTTATTTATCTTCCGGCGGTGGTGGGAGTGGTTGCCAATGGGTGGCTACTCCAATATATTCACCGCCTGTGTTCGTAACAACAGCATATTTAAAAGTCAGTGCGAATATATCATTGCGATCAGGCCTTATTTCAATTCTTTTGACTATACCAACATCGACATCTCCTGATTCTTCATTTAAAAAAATAATTTTTTGCCCTACTTTTGGCGCTTTGTTGCTACATTTAATCCAAGCATTTTTTAATTTATCTAACTCGTTTTCCGCATTAGATAATGCGTCATATAAAATAGCAATACCATTCATTGCATCTTGATAGGCTAAAGATGGTGCAGTCATATTTACTCCTTATTCAAATCTTCTTCCTTAACGAAAATGGTTATAGAGGCGAAAGCTATTCATCTTTCGGCGGTGCTGGAAGTGGTTGCCAGTGAGTAACAACATCACACTTACCAGAATCTTCTGTGTAAAATTCGTTATCTTCTCTCATGTATCCAACAAAAACTCGCATTTCTTCTTCGCCGTCGTTATATGGTATGCCATATAGCAGTACATCTTTTGAGATAATGCCACTAAAAACTGTATGATATAATTCAGGCAACTGCTCTGAACACTTAATCCACTCATTTTGCGGATACTCAACAAGCACCGGATTTTCAACCATGAAAGCGAACTCATCGGCATAGACTTCTTTTTCCTCTTCGGTGAGCGGTCTGGTCGGTAAATCAAACCCACCTAATACAACCCCAAAACACGTTTCTTTTATGCCGTCTTCAATTTCATCTCCGAAACCATTATCAGCACCAATATCAAAAATTTCGTCAACACAGTCTTGCCCTTGTGATTTAGCTTCTTGTAGTGTGTCGTATGTTGTAAATTCGCGCTCTAACGCGTCATAAGCAAAATATTTTTTCATTTTTAGATCTCCTTATGCCCTAAATTTAAGGCTTTGTTATAGTAGTTAAACGCGTCTTTAAACAGTGCTTTGCTATTGATATATTCCCGCGGCGATATTGGCACGGTCGGAAATTTGTCCAAAAATCGCCAATGCTCAGCGAGCTCCGCAGGAGTTTGGATAAATGCTTGTTTTTCCGCTTTTAATGCCAAAATATCAGCGGTTTTGACGACAATCTCCATTTCGGCTTTGATGCGTATCTTAAATTTATCTCGGATAACCATTTCGAATGCTTTTTCGATTTTTTTGTAGTCCGGCAATAATTGTTTTAACGGGCTGGTAACATCTCCCAAAAAAGCCTCTTGGGCGTCGTGCATCAAAACTGCAAAAGCGGTCATATCATCAACTTTCAAGCACGTTTTAGCTATTGCCCCAGCAAAAACACTGTGATCAAGCACGGAATAATGCACATCTAATTTGCCACCGAATCGTGGAATCATTGCTAAATGATGAATAATGTCATCAATATGAATGTCGCTATTTTGTGGGTTGGCAAAGTCGATTAAACGGTTGCCATGTGTGATAAATATGCTCATTTTCACTCCTTTTTTACCTTGATTTTTATATCATTTTCGCCATCTTGATGATGTCTAATCGTTACTTCGTAACCATCAACCCCAGTTTTTCCATCATCCTTCCACTTAATAACCGGTTCCGGATTAACATGCACAAAAACACCAAGCTCTTCGATAGCTATTTGTTTCTTTTGTATAAATGTTTTGCGAATAGCAAACCAATGGATAAAATCAGGCAAGAAACGATTAAACTGTTCTTCTGTTAGCTGTAAAAAATCCATAACAGTTTTAAACTCATAAACTTTCTCACTCATACTTACTCCATCATACTCTTCATAAAATCAAGCCATTTTTGCGCATCTTCTCTAGTGCGATAACAACCACCTCTTTCGGCTGAGGCTATGTCAAAATTATTTGTATCCCAAAATTCACTTTCGCACTTAATAAGGCCTCCTGTAATATAGAAGTACGGCTCACCATCTTTAGGCTTAAACGGCTTAGGCAGCGTAACGGTGATTGTGTCGGATTTTGGCGCGGGGTCTTTGTAAAATTCCCACTTGTATCTAAGGTCAGCTATATAAATAATATCTCTATCTTCTTGTATCACATAATCGCCATTTTTTGTTTTTGCGATGACAAACACTTCCTTGCCCAAGGCGTTAACTGGTAGATTTTCTTGATAAGCCCTTTCCAACACCTGTTCGGAGTTTAGTTCTGGCTCTTCGTACATGCCGACAATATCCCATCCACTTTCGCGGTTTAGCCAATATTTGCCATCTTTGCTCCAATTACATAAATTGCGCTCATACTCCCCAACAATATAGCTATTGCCATCTTCTGCACCGACTTTGCTAAGACCGACTACATACGCTTTTTGTCCATTGCGTAACTGTACAGACGCACCATTCAGCGCCTCTTGTAAATCAAACGGTTTCATAAATTCTCCTTAAAAAAAGACCGCACTTTTGCGGTCGTTGGTTATTCGGTTGGTGGTGGCGGGAGTGGTTGCCAATGGGTAACACAATAAACATCCCATCCATCATACTCATCCCACACCCCGATATCATACTGACCGCAATTATCACACCACACTAAAACAGGTTTAGAGCGATCACCGATTAACGGAGGCAATCTATCACTACACTTAATCCAGTTGCTCATTTTAATCCCCTAGCAATATATATGGATTTAATCCGCTTATAATGCTCATTTTTGAGTTTTTGTACTGCAAAAATAGCGTTACACTTATCTTCGTCGCAAAGATAATCGCCTTTTATTGCTTTTATTTTACGATCAACCATTTTTGGATATTTAGCGACCATAAAATGAGTTAGCCTGTTGCGCAATCTGTGTCTTAAAATTTTTTTATTTTTACCCATGATCAATCAACCCCTTTAACAAATAGCATCCAATGAGTATTATTTAGTCGTCCTGATTTATGCCCAATTATCGGATCAACACCGATAACGGACAGAATCTCTTTTACTGTGATTTGCGTTTCCGCCCACTTAAAAATAAGCGATCCGCCGTCATCAAGCACCCTCATACATTCATCAAAACCTTTTTTAAGCTGCGTTCGCCAATCCTCGTCAAGCCGTCCGTATTTTTTGACTAACCAAGATTTGTCACCGCCTTTTATTAAGTGAGGAGGGTCAAAAATAACGCATTTGAAAGATTTGTCCGGATAGGGCATGTCCATGAAATCGTGTATAACGTCTGGGTTAATTGCAAGATGTCTATCTTTACCCTTATCCTTAAATGTAGTTTTTAGCTTGCGATTGTCGGCAAATAAAACATGTGGATTTTGCTTGTCAAAATGAAACATCCGCGACCCGCAACAAGCATCTAAAATTGGCTTGTAAGTCATAATTTCCTCAAAATAAAAAACGCTCACTTGGAGCGTCTTTCGGGTTAGTTAAATATTGTTCCGTTGCCCGGTAAATATCTTTGATTAATTCAATCGGGATATTTGACCGTTCGTTGTAGCTTTTCGCAAAATCTCCCCATTGTTGCAATGCTTTTGATTGTCGATCATGCTTTAAATGTAGATTGATATTACTTTTAAATCGAGTTGGCTTTTTGAGTGGATAACCGTAACAGTTGTAGTGAGCTAAATTATCAAACGGTATTGCAAAGCTCAAAATGTCGCTAATGTAATGCCAAATACGACTACTGGCCGGATTTTCGATCACATAGACTTTTGGCTTGTACCGCTTAATGATCTCGATTGTATTGTATATACACAACTCACCATTAACTCTATTAAAAAACGAGCGGTCATACTTAAATTGGACGTGTGGTAAATCATAGTCTTTACGGCTCCGCACTGTGAATTTTGATAATTCACGATTGATGGCACCTGTTTCCTGTTTCCAGCTTGCGTTACCACCCCACATAGCACTTGCTATAGACCAACTCTCACAAGGTGGACTAGCAATAATTAAATCTGGCTTTGGCAATTTATCCAATGTATCAAACAGGATATTATTGCCAAACATCCTGGAATAATCAGCCAAATTCAGGTTGATAAAATGGTCGTTCTTGTTTTCGATATCGATGCCAACTGGATATATTTCTATTGCATTGCATTGCATTGCATTGCATTGCAGCTTGAGTATAGCACCCATTACCACTATCAAATAAAGCCCAAACAACCATTAATCTCTCCGTTTTTTGTAATTCACCACCGGCAACACATCAACCAGCGGTCGCGGTGTGTTGTGATCTTGCTTTGTGCTAAATTGACTGTTAGCCCATTTGATAAAGTGATTAACATAATTTTGTACTACGCACGGGTAATTTGCCGTTTCAGCTATTCTGATAATGTCGCTTCTCAGATCGGAATCAAACAACAGCCAGTGTTTTTTAGCGTCATCTATTGCCCGCGTAACGGATGTTGCAAGTCCGTTATTCATTCTCGTGTAAAAATAACATCCGAAAATATCCACGAAGCGGGAATATTTGATGCTGATTTCAATTTCATTCATTCTTCGCACCTAAAAAATACCCACTCCGAAGAGTTGGCGTATTTATTAAATTTCTACCGTGCCAATATTTACTTTTATTTCGGTATCTTTTAGCGCGTCAGTTAATTTTTCGGCAAATTCTTTCGCGATTGCTTCCTGAATTTGTTCCGCTTTAATCAAACGCGCCACCAATACAGGAGCATTGCCGCCGGTAAGGATTGATAGGCGAAGCGTAAATGCTTGACTATCTAAGCCTTTGTATGTGTGCGTGTTAAACACAAAATACTTCGGTAACTGCAATTTGCTTTTGGCTTCTACGCTTTCCATGGCTGATTTAGATGCCGCAAAGTCGCTGACTTCGTGTTCTTCGTTACGCGCATAATCAAGCGTAATTTTGCGCACTGCTTGGACTGCGCTTGTTAAAGGCAATTTGTCTTCATCGTCGGTATAAGCCGTGATGTAATCGCTCCAATCTTCCAGCCATTCGGAAAATTCACGCTGATCGCATTTTGAACCTTGGAAGTCGCATAACGCTTTAAACGCAGCGGTCTTTTCCATTCGTAACACTGCGCGGTGTTGAGCGTGTAACGGCGCTTCACGGCTGCCAACATCAAACACAATTTGGGCACCAAGATTTTTTTCATCAATAAAACATTGTGCGTCTTTCTGCTCGTGCGCTTTCGCGTAAGCAATCAAACTATCAAAATTATAAGTGTTGAACGTAGCACGGAAGTTATTACGGTGTTTATTGTGCTTTTCGAGCGAATGCACCGCCATGTTTTCCGGCAGAATTGCGATAGGATAATCACTATTTCCGACACGGATGCTTGATAACACTAAGTCTTGGATTTGCTTTAAATTTTGTTCCATTGTTGGATCTCCATTTGTTTGTTGTTGATAAAAAATTACCGATAATTAATGCGATTAATTAGGGCGTTTTAATGTTGCTTTTTGTTCAAATGCCAGATCGTCACTGCCTTTTAACATTGGCATTTGTTCTTTATCAGGGGTTACGCTTAATGCGCCGCCTTTATGAACGAACATCGGTGTTGCGGTGGTGTCTTCTTCGGCTGACTTACCCCGCTTAGTCGGCTTGACATAACTCAGCTTATGCTGAATTTGAACTGACGGATTGTCGCTATCTGCTTTCTTTAAGGTAAATTCAATTTTCACCGAACCTTGTTTATCATGCGCCAATACACCTAACGCAACTTCGGAAAGTGCGGTAGAAAGTTTGTTTTCAAAGATTCCTGCGTCTAATTCGCCCAAGAATTCATGAACATCTGTTTTAGCCATTTTGTTTTCTCCTGTTTTGGATTGTTGATTGATTTTGAAGTAATAAAAAAGCCACTATTTGTTAGTGGCTTCGGGTGTTTTGTCTTGTGGTACGTTAGGAATTTGAACCCAATCGTCCTTAATTGCTGATTTATTCCAAAGTGTCCCATCATCACATAGTGCTGTTAATGACCAAAATAACTGATGGAATTGTGTTTCTGGCACTACACTTTCAGATATTTGTATAATTTTTCTAACCATTTTTATAAGCCCTCAATGTGTTTAAAAATTGCGGAATTAATTTGTTAAATGCGGTCATCAGCGCTTGATCACGATGTGCGGTGAAAATGTAAAGTGGCTGTTTTTGGTACTCCGGGCAGTAGCTCACAAAATCCCAGGTGTCATAGCCCGTCACCCACAAATTAGCCTGAACTTGGATTATGTATTCAGACGGAACGCCGCCCTCTAATAAGTAGCGAATGTGCGTACTCATTTTCGGGCATTTGATTTCCAAGCCTTTTTTGAGCTCAGGAATTAGTCCATCCGGGCTAACCATCACTTCTTTGTTTTCATCAAGATATACACCGCCGACTTGCGTTACGGCATTTCCCGTGATGAATTCATAGGCAGAACGGGCAAGCGGCTCAAGTTGATTTCCACGCTCCATGAATCGTGACTTAAAAGATTCGTCTTGTAGTCCGATTATGCTTTCTTCAATCAACTCAGCCATGTACTTAATTTGTGCGCTTGATTTTTTACCGGTTGCCGTCACAATGTTTTCAAAGCCCGTTGCGGTGGGAATACCCAAACGGGCCTGTAGCCATTCTTCCGAGCCTTGTTCGCAATCAAGCGTTATTAGACCGTTAATCATAGTGGGACATCTTCTCCGCTATCTTCTTGTTGCTTATCAAGGCGACTATTGAGGATTGATATAGCATTGTCGGCTTGCTCTTTTGTCATTTCGGAAATATCTGTATGACCGTATGCTGTCAGTAGTTTTTCTGTGCTTGTACCGGTTGCATCAATTAAACCGATTAACATTTCTTTCTGTTCGGATGTAATTAACACCGCAACATCTATCACGTTTTGTTTAGGCGTTACATTTACTGTATCACGCTGCGTTTCCACAATTCGGTCTGCCTCGTCTTGGTCGTAAATACCTGTGAAACCAAAGGCCAAGCGCGCACACTGAATCATCGCTTTGTGTCGCAACATTCTTTTCGGATGCGTTTTCCATGGTCCCATGTCACGAAAGCATTCACTCATATATTCCGTTACCGAAATTGGTTTTGAGCGGTCTTTGCGATAAATTCGGCAAGTGCATTTTTCATCATCTAAATCAAATTCGATGCCGTCAAAATTTGGATTTTCGTTAAGGATTCTTGCCCAGCCATCAACGCCAACAATTGGGACAATGCCATTTTGACGATCGGGGAATGCGTAAATCTCTTTTGTCCACGGATTTAATCCATATTGATTCGCCACGATTAAAAGCGCGGTCATTTGGCTGTCATTTACATTACCCTTGAAAGCGGTATTTTTTAATGTTGCCATCAAGTCTGAACCGTCCGCGATTTCAAATCGTTTAGCAAGTTTGTCTGTCAGATTTTGTAGTGCTGTTGCCATTTCGTTTTATCCTTTAATTCATTTTTTTAAGTGATACATTGTCGCCATGCTGTGCTTTCACTTTGCGTGCCAGGGCGATTGCTTGCTCTTGCGTGCCGGTAAATGCAATGCGGATTTCAAAGTTAAATGTCGGCTCGTCAAAAAGTGCGGTCGAATTTTCTTGTGTTTTTTCTACCGCACTTTGCGCTCCCATTTCTTCTGTAACGGCTTGCGTTTCGGCTTTTACTTTTGCCTCTTCTTGCGCCTTAGCCTTGATTTCAGATTCACGTTTTTGCTCATCATCAATTCGTTGTTTAATGATTGGCGCTAAATCTTCTTCACCTGCAATTAACTTAATTGCATCAGGGAATAGATAGCTTGATTTAGCAGTTAGCTGCTCAAGGCGTTCAGTTAAGCGAGTGACTTCAATAGTGATCTCGCTAATGATTAGGGTTTTCTCAGCATTTACGGCTTTCGTTAAACCTGAGATTGAGCTTTTGCGTTTTGTGCTTTCTTCAATCCGGCTTGCGATCTTATGCTTTGGAATGTTCTCTTCTAGCGCAAGTGATACATCGCTTGTTTTTGCTAGTTTGTGGCGAATATCTGAGATTTCTGCAACCGCATCTTCTACGATCTTAGCTTTAATCTCAGATTCTTTAATTTTAACTAACTTATCTCGTGCCAATCGCTCTTGTCTAAAACGCTCGGCAATGCTTTCGGCTGTTTCAACGAGTTTTTTAATATCACCGCCAACGGCATTTTTGATAGCTAATTTTGTTTTATCTTCTAAGTCTTTAAGGATTTTTACTTCTTCCTTTGCAGCCAAGAAGTCATCATCGGTTTCAAATTTGCTTGTTAGGGTAGAGATAAACGCATCCGCTTGTTTCTCAAAGTCTGCAATATTGGTTGTTAAGACTTTGCTTTCTGTTGATAGGATCAACTCAAATTTTTCTGTCATTTTTATTTACCTTAAATTTAAATATAACCACGTTTATAATCTTCTTCTTTTTGCGCTATGCGATTTTCAGCAAGTTTTTTTACTGCCTCATCTCTCAAGTTTTTAAGAGCCGATTGATTACATAAGAAGATATTGATCCAAGCGCTATCGTTTTCCTCCATAAGCTCAGAAAACTCGCATAAAGTTTGGCTATCTCCACTTGTTATTTCTCTTTCTATGTCGCTAATTTCATTTTCTACTGCACGCTCATAGGCATCATATTGTTCTTGTGCCTTGTCATAAGCGGTAAAACTAGCCATTTCCCATTGTCGTTGTGTCGTTTGCATTTGGAATACCTCTCAATATGTCAAAGTAAGAACATAAATCCTCGTATTTAAATGTTCTCACCCAATGACCTCTGATTAATTTTTTGCCTCGAGGCTTGATTTGGCGATAATAAATCGCTCGCTCGATTGTGGTTGCGTGTACGCCAAAAAGGCGATGGATCTCAGTAAGTTGAAATTCAGTTTGGCGCTCAGATTCAGGCTGTTGATTACGCATTTCGTTGTACTCATCAAAACGTTTTAAATAACGCATCTTAGCCTTTGAAATACGCTTAACTAATGTTGGCTTGGTTGCTGGTCCAGTTTTCGGTTTTGAGCGGCGAGAGAGCTTGTTATTGAGCCATTCAGCCGTATTTGCTTTTAACTCTTCACGCTCTTTCTTTCTCGTTTCAGCCAGTTCCAGTGATTGATAATTAGAAGAGTGCCACCACACCTTGCCACCAACTCTTTCAACAACATACCAGCCGCCTTTCGGATAAGGCTCAATCTTAATTTCTACTTTTGCCTTTTTCATTATCCAATTCCTTTTGTTTTGTTGCGGTAAAGACTAGAGCCTCCTGTCTAGCCGGTTCAGTTAAGTTCGGTTGCAGATCGCCGTGTTCAGCAATCCATTGAATTCGTGCTTGTTCAAGCTCTAACGCTGTCGGTTCGCTTGCATCCGCTGCAAGTGCGGTAAGCATTGTCATAGCAACTAGGCAGATTGAAAGGATAGTTACAAGTACGTAAGCAGTTGTTTTAAGAAATTTGATTAACTTGTTCATAGTTTCACCTCGTTGGTTATGAAGATATTGGTTAAAAAAATCCCTCTAGTGCCAAAGTGTGAAAGCGACTAGAGGGTTTAACCAATCTTAAAGGAGATATTTTTTATTATGCTATTGCTGTTCCCAGCTAAAGCCGCTCTCGATTCCATATAAAGTTTCAAGAAGACTGGGCGATTCCATTCGCACGTTTGAAAGCGGCTTTAGCTGGTGGCTCCAAGAACCATTAAGGTGCCTTTCTTTATGCTTGTAAGGCTCAAGCCCTTATTGTCACCACAACACATAAGGAATATAATTTTCACAACCACAACACAAGATAAGGAAATTATTATGTGGGAAGCGTTAATTACTTCCATCTTTTCCATCCTCAAATCTCATTTTGATGAGGTGATTATGCGTATTACAACGTGGTTTTTGTCGTTTATTCTTTGTTGGTTGCTTATTCCTGTTCATATTCAGATTGAGCTAATGGCAAGACCACTACCTGCTTTACCTGATTATGCTCTGGTTTACCTTTTCTACTTGGTTGCCGCAACTAGCTTTTGGCAAATGTTCTTCATCTTGTTGGATGTTGCAGCTCTTTTGCTCGAAAAATTTTTCAAACGTGGAAGCGTTGAGCCACAATCCGAGCGGGTTAAGGTTGATCGCAAGCAAAAAGATTAAGCATTCTTTGAGTTTCATTACGCCCTCCTTAAGGGAGTTAAAAAAGCCCGCATATTTCAGCGGGCAAACCTAAGGAACCAATTTTATAGGTTGCATAAGTTTTAAGCCCTCATGCTCGGCTAATCGTAAGATGTTAAAACCAAATCCGGGAAAGTGACTATTTCTTCTAACAATTCTTTAATGGTTTTTTCTATTGCAATAGAGCTTGAGTCTTCCTTGATTGGGTATTTTTGGTTTAAATCAACCCGTCCATAAAGGTTATCTCTTAAAATTTCCTCGCGCTCTTTTTCTGAATAAAACACATGAAGAATTTCTTCTAATGAGTTTCCAGCATAAATTTCCGTTTCCTCTCCAACCCAGTAAACAGACTGCATAGCTCGGATATCTTCAATTGCGCATTTAACACATTCTGACAGCGTGCCATATCTAACCGTAGTAATTAATCCATCGCTCCCTACTACCATTTCATAAGTTCCGAATTCGCCGTCATTACATATTGATGGCTTATAATGCTCAATAAATTTAACTATCTTTGCTTGTTCAACAAGATACTCATATTCACTTTGAGAGATTGTAATTGTTGGATTTATCATTGCATTGCTCCTTAGTCTCCTTATTGCCATTTCAAAGCACACTTCTCTCTATCATTCGCAACGGTTTCACGTGCCGTTGTGTCTCTGTACTTCAAATGTGCTTTGAGATATTTCCCCACTGCGACTAGACTTTCTGTAACTGTCAGTTTTTCACTGGCCTCATCTTTCAGTGGGTATTCCGTTTACTCTCATTATGTAGGGTAGGGCTTTTAATCTACACGACCGCATAATGCCGTTATGAGTAAACTTCTTGTAATCTGATTTTTAAAGAACATCGAGATGTTTATGTGTATCTCGTTTTGATGGGTGTATTATGTACTCTCGGTTCATTATAGTCAAGAACAAAAAGTACATATTTTATATAAAATGTACTGATTGTTCATAATGGATTGATTTTTAAATAAATAAATTTTCAAAAAATATGTTTAATTGCTTATTTTTTGACCTGTCACGAAGTAAAGTTTGCGTTTTGAAGTGTATTTTTGTGATTTTTGCGATGCTGATCGCAAGTTTTGTCGGCGACAATTGGTTTAAATTGAGGTTGGTTTATTATGGACCCGCCGATAAGGAGGGCGAATTATGAAAAAAGAGTTTAAAAAATGGCTAATCTCTCTGAATTGCGAAGGGATTAATAGCTTAGGGATTGATGAGATAGTGTCGCGCGTAGATGAAGAGTTGAGGATTGTGCGTGCTAATGAGCAGGAGAGGGTTGTGCTAGAGGAGTTGATTACGGAGTTTAAATGTTAATAAAAAACCGCCTGTGAGGCGGTTTGATTAATAATACTTAGATCTGAATGCTTGATGAATTATACCTACACACTTTAGGTAAGCTTGATCCATATCTGAAAACTGTGCTGAATTCTTCTCAGGTTTCTGCTTATTTATCATCTCTACATTTAGAGTGCCGTACATGTACATGTTAGATAATGGTTTGTCTATATTTTCTTTGATAATTTCTCGGTCATTTTTTAAAGTGTGAATTAGAAAATTAGCTACATTAAACTTTGAAGATAAAGTTGCCACATAAATGTGTGATGTAGGGCGGTTTTTATTATTATCTAAGAAAAAATGAGCGGCTTGTTCTTGCATATCCTTTAGCACGAAAAGCAATTCGTCAATCAACATTTTATCTTCATTTCGATTAGCAAAGTCCACCGCAGTCTTGTAACTTAGCCAAATACCATAAACGCTAGCAACAAGCGCTATAAATGCAATGATATCTGAGCCTGTCATTATTTTGCCTGTTTTAATCTATCTTGTTCTTCTTCCTCTAAAAAATTTTTAATTTGAATTTCATAAAAAGGAAAATCGCTAATAATATTAAGCTTTTGTAAGATAGAGCTTAATGTCATTGATTCATAACGAATTAATCCACCAAATGCTTCATGTAAGAATGATGAGCCAGGTGGTGCAATATCATTGAAATCAATATCAACCTGTTCACCTGAGTCAAAAGCAGGTTTTAACTTTTGTATTCGAAAACGTTGGCCGTTGAAAGCTCCATCCTCATCCGTGCGTCCGTATGGAGTTTTAGAAAAATCAGCAACTTTAATTAGCATTTATTTATCCTCAAGGAGAGTTAGAGTCCAAGCTACGAGTGTTCCCTTTATTGGTGTTTGCACTTGACTCGTGATACATACATCAGAAATTGTACTATTGTTATAATAGTATTGGTAAATTAGATTATCAGTATAGACGGTAAGACTCTCATTTTCAACAGCTCTACTTATTACTTGCTTGATATTTTCAGACCCTTTTCCTCGTTTCCTATTATTATACCGAGTAAATCCTTCTGTCATTGCTTGTTTAAGACGTTCTTTATCATCAAGGCTGCTTTCCGGATAACTTCCTAAAATACCACATCCAAGATCATATATTAAAAAAACAAACATTCTCTTACTTTGTTGATACCAGCTACATTGATACCATCTTCCTTGGCCAATCTTATTCTGTAATGCTCTGCTTTTAATATAGGCGTGATTTCTAACATTAAGTATCGCTTCGCTGACACCTTGGTGTAAAAGGAACTTTTGGCCTGAGCTGATTTCTTCTCTTGAAATCATTTCCCAATTATTTAGCATCATGCCGACAAGTCGATTAGCATCACCAGACTGATAAAAATTATTTCTTGATGTCAGCTCAATAATATCCAGCTCGCTTGATGCTTCTATTGCTTTATTTAAACCAGTGGAAATGAAAAGCATATAACCAGATGGGTTTTGCTCTTTGACTGGATAAATAATTGTTAACTTAGAACGACACTTCTTATAATTATTGCGGTACCTCATTGAATGAATCTGACCAAATAGAATCAATGTACTTTCGGCATAAGCCTCAATCGTTTGTCTGAAATCTATGACTAAATCTCTCCCTTTTGAGAAATTTTCTTCAAGTTGATTTATAAAGGAAATGCTTTCCTCTCTACTAATTGGGTCATTCTCTGAAAGTGTAAATATAATTGGGCAAATAATAGTTATTTCAGGCATATTTCCTTACCTAATAACAGAATTTTTACAACAGATTTCAACCTTGTCACGCTATAACGTTTCTACACGCTCTCTTGCTACACCAATAATACGGATTTCTTGGTTGAGTGAGCTTAATGTTGGAAACATCGGATTTAGCGGAACAAGCTCAAAGTGCGGTATGCCTTCTGGTGTTCTCGTGCCAAGTTCTTTGTATTGCTTAAACGTTGCCTCGTTGTCACCATTGATTGCTGCCACGAATTTCCCAGGAGTAGGCAAAATGTCAGGATCGATTAAAACTAAATCGCCCTCATTAAAACGAGGGAGCATAGATTTTCCTTCAATTCGTAAATAAAACGAATTTTCAGAGGCGATCACTGTGCTTGGGATCATCTCGTAACCGTCAAAGCCCTCAAGAGAGCTAATATCCGTCCATAATCCAGCTTGGACTGCGCTTAATAAAGGGTAGGCTTTCTGTTTTTCGATTTTCTCAATAGAGGCATTCTTATCGCCATAAGTTAGCCATTCTTTTGTTACACCTAAAAAATCAGACAATACATAAATATTTGCTTGAGTTGGCAGTGTCTCTGCATTGAACCATTTGCTCACGGCCTTTGGCGTTATTTTCAGTATATCAGCAATGATTTTCCCCCTGCCTTTTTCTGGCAAGTTCTTTCTCTTACATGCAATGTCTAGCCGTGCGGCAAAGTCCTGTTTAATTTTTTCTTCAGTAATCATTTTTTTTCACCTTTGAACTATCGGTTCAATTATAAATAAAACTTGAAGTACTTTCAGTTCTGGTTTATTATGTACTCAAAGTTCATTCTAAGAGGTTATATATGGAAAGCTTAAAACATATTATTGACTTTTTGGGAGCGGCTAAAGTGGCAGGTTTGTGCGGTGTTTCTGTGCGTGCAGTTTACAAATGGCGCGCATCAAATTCTCTGCCAAGAACTGAATATACAGGTGAGACCAGATATTCAGAGATTCTATCTCAAGCCTTGGAAAACGTTATTTCTGCCGAAGAGATTAGAAGCTTTAGTAATCCCATCAAGTCAAGCTCTGCGATTATCGCATGACTGTAATTTACCAACACCAACTAAAAAGAAAACCATAAAAATAAGGCAAAAATTATGGAAATGAAGAAAGTTATTATCGAAATGATTGATCGGATTCCTGGGGGGAGAAGTGCGGTAGCTGGATTCTTAGGATTTAAAGAAAGTGAATTAAATAATCGTCTTTATCAAACAAAAGGCCAACGATTCAAAAATGAAGAATTGATTGCGCTGCAACTTGAGTATGGATGCACTGATTTTATCGAGGAGCTTTGTCGCAATGCTGGTGGACGATTTGTAAAAGATACCGATGTAGACAATCTAGATGCCGTGGAAATGGCAAATATCCAACTGCACGAATTATCAGCTAGAGGCATGCTTTTCGGTGTGTTGGAAGAAACTTTAGAAGATGGCGAAATTACTCCAGAAGAAGAGGAGGTGATTCGAAAATTATTAAATAAACATTTAGCAGCGACACAATACTCAATCGAATGTGTTATTGCGCTAAATAAACGTAAATAAAAAAGCCCCTGCGGGAACAGAGGCTAATTAGTTAATTAGTATTAACTCCCTTTATCAGTCGGAGGACTTCAAAAGATGACTAAATTATCACCTAAATTAAACGAAAATGCAAACGAAAGTTCAAGCAAAACTCAAAAAGCATTAATTCTCAAAGCCTTGCAACAAGGCGACCGCTTAACTCATTTGGATGCGGAAAAACGTTTTAACTGCTTACGTCTTGGGGCAAGAATTTACGACCTCAAACAACAGGGTCACAAAATCGAAAGACGAATGATTGTAGTACCTAGCGGCAAATGCGTCGCTGAATACAGATTGGTGGCTTGATATGAAAAATATTACATACAAAGAGCTTACTTTATTGGGGGCGGATCATGAATAGCAGATTTATTCCAAACTCTTTCATTGTTCCTAATTCCGTTGTTGATGAATTAATGGCTGACATGAGCGGTGTTGAGCTTAAATGTTACTTATTCGTTGTTCGTAAAACTAAAGGATGGAATAAAGAATGCGATGCAATCTCTTTAACTCAATTTGTTAAGTTCACTGGAGCTGGAAAAACTGCGGTGGTTGATGCGTTAAAAAATCTTGTTGACTTAGGACTTTTAGTTAAAAAAACAGGAGTAAGAAATACATCCGTTTACGCAATCAACTCGTTCGGAAATCAGACTAGTTCGGAAAGTGAACTAGTTCAGAAAGCGAACAGCACTAGTTCGGAAAGTGAACTAGTGACTAGTTCAGAAAGTGAACATACAAAAAACAATAATATAAATACCACTACTAAAAATAAAAATAATAATACACGCACTGCAAAAACAAACGTAAAAGATCTGCTTGCTGAATATGGTGTTACCGGTCAGCTTGCAGATGAATTTATTGCCCATCGTAAATGCAAAAAAGCGCCAATCACTGAAAGAGTGATGACTTTAATCGCTAACAATGCTCGCATAGCTGGAATTGAAACCTCGTTTGCGATTGAAATTATCTTGGCAAGAGGTACTTGGGTTACGTTTGATGCAAGTTGGAATTGGCAATCAACTGCCTCTTCATTGCGCAATGAAAAAGCCAAAACAGGTAAATTTGATGCTCACAATGGTTTAAGAGATAGAGATCTTGGAAAAACAGAAATACCAAGTTGGGCTTTAGACGGTAAAGACGGTGAAAGCGAGGTGTAATCATGGATAAAAGAGAATTACAAGAAAAGCTAATCAGTCTTAAATCAGAGTACAAAAACGCAATCAACGGATTGCCGGTGGCTGAAAATCTACTGCCAAGCCAACAGGTTAAGGCGTATTGTCCGAAACACGGCGAATTTACTAAGTATGTAAGAAAAGTTGAATTTTTCAGTAAAACGTTTGAAACAAGATGCCCACACTGTATCAAAGAAGAAATTGAATTGGTTGAGCAGCAAATTAGAGATTTTGATAGCGAGGAAAGACAAGCAAAAATCAAAGAGCTAAAAGATAAATCAGGTATTCCACTAAGATTTGCCTCAGCTAACTTTGATAGCTATATCGAAACCGCTCAAAATCGCTTGGCTAAGAAGATTTGCCAACGCTATGCAGATAAATGGTTAGAGCGATTCAAATTAGGCGGTGGATTGGTATTTTGCGGCAAACCTGGAACAGGGAAAAATCATTTAGCTTGCGCCATTGCTAATAGCGTGATCGAAAATCATCAATCCGATGTGTATCTAACCACTGTAATGCGGATCATCCGAAAAGTTAAATCAACATGGGGTAAAGATTCCGATTTAACCGAGGAAGATGCAATTAAATTTTATTGCAGTAAGAGCTTATTAATCATTGATGAATTAGGCGTTCAGTTCGGTACAGAATCAGAAAAAATTATTTTGTTTGAAATCATCAATGAGCGATACGAACAAATGCGGCCAACAATTCTAATTAGCAATCTGACTGAAGAAGAATTAGGCAAGTACATTGGCGACCGTATTATCGACCGAATGAAAGAGGGTCAAGGTGCAGTGATTAAATTTGATTGGGAGAGTTACAGAAAATGATGGAACAAAAATTTGATAAAGATACATGGCAAACGCCTAAATACGTGTTTAATTGGCTTGGGCTTAAGCATGGTGCATTTGATATTGATGGGTGTGCAAGCGGTGAAAACGCTTTATGTAAAGAATATATCGATTCAGATTTTGATTTTTTAACTTGCTCTATGCGTGGCTTTCAAAATTGCTGCGAAAAAGAAAATCTAAAAATTTATGTGAACCCGCCATATTCCAACGTGACACCGTTTTTAATTAGAGCAAAAGAATTGCGAAATGCTGGTCATTTAGTCGTCATGTTACTCAATAACGATAAATCAACACAGTGGTATCAAAAACATATTCACAATGTGGCAAATGAGGTAATTGATATTACAGGTGGACGAATTGCATTTATTCATCCGATAACAGGCAAGGAAATCAAAGGCAACTCAAAAGGGCAAATGGTTGTAGTGTTTGATCCGACAATGGAAGATTTTGTAATGCGTTCAGTTAGCCTTGATTTTATTAAAAAAGTCGGTGGATATGATGAAAATTCCAATGATTAAAAACGTTGGTGGGGTATTTTGCCCCGCCGATGAAATGTATTTAGATAAGTTAAAACGATTCGAGAATGGTGGGCTTTATGAGATGGAATTTAAAAAGACAAACAATCCAAAACTGCATCGGAAATTGTTTGCTTTCTTTAAATTTTGTTTTGAGCATTATTCCTCAGAAAACTCAGAAGTAGAGTGCGCAGACGAGGCTAAACAATTCAATCATTTTAGAAAGCGTTTAACTATATTAGCCGGTTTTTTTGATGAGTTTATCAACTTTGATACAGGAGAAATACACAGAGAGGCGCAAAGCCTTAAATGGGATGAAATGGATGATATTGAGCGTGGCGAATGTTTGAGTGCGGTAATTAACGCCGCCATAAAGTACGTTTTTAACGATACAAAAGATGAAAACATTTTAAATCAATTATATGCGTTTTTCTGGTGATTGGTATGAGAGAAGAAATAGCTCTAGCGGTAGTTCTCTTTGTGGTTGTGTTTGTGATTATTTTGTTTATTGAGGGTGCGGACGATGAATGAGAAAGAATTGAAGATTTTAATTATTGCTTATGCCTGTGTAGTTATAGGGACAATCTTAATAACCGGTAAATGGTGGTGATATGGCTAATTTACGCAAGGAGGCGAAAGGGCGTGAATGTCAGGTAAGAATCCCTGGCATTTGCACAGGTGAAAACGAAACAGTGGTATTGGCGCACTATACAAGCTCTTGGCTTAGAGGTATGGGAAGTAAGCCACATGATATTTTTGGAGCTTATTGCTGTGCAGCTTGCCATAACGCAATAGATGGGAGAGTAAGAACAAGTTATTCCCGAGAGCAATTAAGACTTATGCACGCTGAGGGAGTATTAAGAACAATCAACATTTTACTCAAGGAGGGGAAAATATGTCTGATTGGTTAGAGATTGCATTACCTTATCCGCCGTCAGTTAATCATTATTGGCGGCATACACGAAACGGACGGCATTATATCAGCGAGGCTGGTAGAAAATTCAAAACGGAGGCTTTGAGAATTTTACAACAATTTGATCCATTTACAGGTTCAGTGGCGATTTGCCTTGATGTGTACTATCCCGATAACCGAAACCGTGATCCCGATAATATAAACAAAGGGCTTTTCGATAGTTTAGTCGCCTCAGGATTGATACAAGACGACAACAACAAAGTGATAAAAGATTTTCGCAGCAAAAATTGCGGAATTAAAAAAGGCGGAATGGTTGTAGTAAAAATCAGAGGGCTTGAAAATGAGTAAATCAATCGAATTGTTAGTTAAATTACATAATCCAAAATGCGTTAGTATTGAAACAGCTGGAAGAGGTGGTGCGACATTACTTTACAAAGAGCAAATTATTTGTGCTTTTGCTCAAGCTGAAAGCAAATATATGCTTGGTTATCATTTGCTAATGAGCAAATACCGCCAAGAAAAATCCTCAAGAGAATTTGTTGATAGTTATGTCGATGCGTGGTGTGAAGAGTTTGGCCATCCTGAACACGCCTCAGAGGCCTTAAAATATGTTGTTGATATGGTATGTGATTTGCCGTTGCCTAGTCAGTTAAGACATATTAAAGCGTTAAGAAAACGCTATTTACGCTCACAGTATTCTCACTTATCAGCCTTAGACAGAGCAAATAAAATGGTTGAAGAAAATGGATTGCCTGTTAATAGCGTTGAGGCTCGCCAGTTAAGAATTAGAGAATTAAACGATTTGCGTAAATCCAATACTTGCCCTCGCTGCCGTGGCACAGGTGAAGTAGGTAGAGTGCAAAAACATAAATGCCCTGAATGTGATGGAACAGGTAAACTGAAAGCAACAATCTACCATTTAATGAAATCCATTGATTGCACTGAAGCCTACTTTAAGCGTTACCTCAATGCGCTTGTGGTGGATTTTGAACGCCATTGCTACGAGGAAATGAGTTGCGCAGAAAATGTAATTAAGCAGTATTTGAAGAAAGAGATGCAACAATAATTTATATATGTGATGCAGATCACAGACTATTTTTAGTGAATGAATATAATTAAATACTGTTACTTTTTATGGAGGCTATATGCGAAAAATATTAACTGTTTTATCTGCTTTTGTTGTTATTAGCTGCTCTAGTGGTAATGGGGTGAGTACAACAAAATTGAATTATTTAGAGGTTGATAATTTTTTTAGTTCAAAAACAGATATTGACGGGAAAGGAAGTCAATATAGCCTTTTACTGAAGAAAGAAGTGCCATTTACAAGTGAAGAAATACTGAGAACCGAAAAGCACTACAAAGCTATAAAGCGAGCTATGGCAGAGGTAAATCCAGCGACAGCCGGTTACTATGAACAGATCACAGATAGAGAACAGTTAGAAAGCAAAAAAATCTTTTCCGGCAAAAGATTTACTGTGAATTACATCAAAATTATAGAGAAAGGCGAATATCCAACCGTTTTATTGAACGAAAGAGTGGAAATTGTAAAAAGCGATGGTGGCGTATTATATCCAAAATACCCTAAAACATTCTATACAGTTAAGTTTGACTGCGGAAATCCGCATAATGATTCCATAAAGAATATGTATGCAAAAAGCATCATCCCAGAAAAAGGAAATGCAGAAGTTATTTTTGAATTGCTCAATCCAATAAGAGTTACTGGTGGTGAGAAAATTAAGTTAAGATACTACTTTTCTAATAATACGGTTACAGATGAAGATATGTATTATTCAAGAGAGACCGCTGAATCATCAATGTATATTTTCGATAAGGCTAAACAAGTAGCTTGTGCGGGGTGATTAAATGAGGTTGTTTCTGCTGCTGTTGTTTTCACTTGTAACTAATACAGTATTCGCAAATCACACAACTTGCAATGATATAGGTGAAACTGTTATTTGTCGTGGATCTAACGGATTTTCAAGCACAACACATAGAATTGGCGACACCTATATCACAAACGGCTCAGGTGGTTATAGAGCAACAACTCACCGCATAGGCGATGATATATATCGAGGTAGGGATAATAGAGGTAATACATGGAATATCTATGACGACTTGGATAATAAATACTGATGGTTAAGCGGTTGTAATATATAAGATTCATTGACTTTTAATAAGCTTTGCAGTAAAATTCACAAAAATGACCGAGGTGTATTTTATACATCTCGGTTTTTTATTATCAATCGTGGGATAGCCTAAAAGATAAAACTGGCTTTAATCCGAAATGTTAATTGCAAAAGCTATCTCCTTATCAAAATAAGCTCGCATATCTATGCGGGCTTTTTTATTACCTATCAAACGATGAGGGAAATCAAATGCCTATGAAAGATCCAGATGTATGGGCTTTAATTTGGGCATGGTTACAGGTCAACATTGGAAATGGATCAATTCAAAGCGCCGGCGCCGCTGTTGCAATGTCGCTTTTAAGAATTGGCTTTATGCGAAAAAAACCATCCTTCCGCTATATGTTGATTGATGCAGCTATTTGCGCATCTATTGCTGGTGTAGCTGTTCCAGTTTGTACCCATGTATTCGGTCACGCCGATTTTTCAGCGTTTTTCGGAACGATGATTGGATTTATCGGCACGGAAAAAATCCGTGAATATTTATTCAAGTTCATTAATCGGAGAATTGAAAAAGATGATGCACATTTCACAGACGACGTTCAATAAAATTTTCCCTAACGCAATCGCTGGAATCTATAAAGCGATATCAGACAACATTGAAAAAGCGGGGTGCATTACAAAGGCGCAACAAGCCATGTTTATTGCTCAGTGCGGGCATGAAACACGAGGCTTTACACGTTTTTGCGAAAGCATGAATTATTCTGTTGCCGGATTAAGAGAGACATTCCGCAAATACTTCACTTTAGCGCAAGCGCAAAAATATGGATATGTAAAAAATAAAGCTGGTGCAGTTATCCAAAAAGCTGATCAGGTATCTATTGCTAATATCGCCTACGCAAACCGCATGGGTAACGGTAATCAGGCAACTGGTGACGGTTGGAAGTATAGAGGCCGTGGGCTACCGCATCTTACAGGTAAAGATAACTACCTCAGATTCCAAAAATGGTTAGGGAAATCTATTATGCCGGAAGAAGTATCAACCGATTTAGATTTAATTGTTAAATCAGGCGTTTGGTTCTGGCTAGATAAAGATTTAGCTAATTGCACTTCTGTTGAGAAAGCCACTCTTCGGGTAAACGGTGGAACAAACGGCTTAGAAGAGCGCTGTAAGCTCTATCGTGATTTAATGGTGAGCTAATATGGGTAAATACATCTTTGGCGCACTAAGCGCTTTACTGATTACGTTATGTTGCATTTTAAGCCATCAAGTCAATGTTATTAATACGCTGAAAGCAGAAAACGCTGCTCAAGCTAAAACAATCGAATTGCAGTCTGAATCAATAACAAAACTTGAGGCTGATATTGCAGAAAATGAACGCCTAACATTTGAAATCTCGGAAGAGGATAACAAAACAAGGGAAGAAACTAATGCGATTATTAAATCTATTCCAAAAGCTGACAAGCAAAGTGATGCGTTTAACGCCAATGCTCCTCTTAGCGTTATTGACTTCTTGCGCAAGTAAACCTCAAGTGGTCACTTGCCCTCGATTGCCGGTTGCTTATGTTGCACACTTAGACAAAACTCAATTCTTGGGTGAAACCTATGGTGATATTGCGCAATACGCCGTTGTGTTAAAGCGTGAACGTGATATGTGCTTAAACCGCATCGACAAGATCCGTGAATGGCAAACTGAGAAATTAAGTAAATAGGGCTAATCAATGTTTTTTCCAAAATCAAAGAAGAAACTTCTTGAAGAGGGATTTACTCATCATTGCAAAGTATGGGGAATCCCTTGTTATGTTGGTGGGTTAGATGAAGAATATCCTCTTATCGACACCGCCAACTTTATCCCTAGTTGGGTATTAGACTTAGCTGATGCAATTTGCTTTACCATGCTAGATTATCAAAATAGAGATAATCCGCATTATCTGAAAGGTTGGTCTATCTATGTAGGCGACCCGCTTTAATTTATTTTTAGGAGAAAAAAATGGGTACAACAAAAACTATTGGTGAGACATTAGTAGGGATTGATTTTAATGTTGGCAATCGAGGTGATGTGCATGAGTGTAAATCTCGCTTTGCAGATGCAATAAATCAGTTGCAAAAACAATCATGCTCAAGTCCAGAAAAAGAGATGCTAATTAAAGAAGCTCAAAAACGCATTATCGATGCACAAATGTGGGCGGTTAAAGCTATCACTTGGGATTTATAATTAAAGTTCACAATGCCCGCTTAATTGCGGGCTTTTTTATATATCGTTTATGGCAAGAAATAATTGGAACGCACTTCAAATAGAATACATCAAGTCTTATGCAAAGACTGGCGTATCAGTATCAGAATGGTGCAGAAAGAAAGGGTTAAATTTTGCCAGTGCTAAACGTTATATCAAAAAGCCTGAAACAGCATTCGCACAGTTAGATGAAATCCAAAAGGGTGACAATCGAGAAGTAAAAGCAATTAAGAAAGCCGTTAAAAACAATGCGAATGAAACTTTAGAATCAGAAGTTATTGAATCTAAAGAAGATTTAGAGGGAAACTGCGAAATTAATTGCGAAATTGCGAATAAAACTGCGAAACCATCTAGATTCTCTTCTGAATTGCAATCTCAAAGAAGAAGAAAACATGGTGGTTACGCTCGTTACTTTAAAGATAAATCAGCCTTTGATGTTGTGGTTGATTTTAGCCTTAAAGACGAGATTGATTTAATGCGACAACGCGCCATTGCATCAATCGAGAATCTTGAAAAGTTCACTGCTGATTTAAGCCACTGTAAAACGGCTGAAGATAAAGAGCTTGGTTATAAGCTAATTAACGCCGCTCAGAACGCATTAGATAGAGCGGTTGCACGAATTGAGAGCTTAAACCGCACAAATAACGATATTGGTTTAGTGCTTGAAACAATCGAATTGAGAAAGGCTCAGACGAAAGAAACCTTGCTTAAAGCTGACAAGCTCGCACAAGAGTTAGGCGCAAGAGCAGCAAGCAAACACAAAGTGGAATACACAATGGATTTTACAGGCGGCGATGATGAAGATTAATTATATCGCCTCGCCAACCTTTCGCCGAGTACATAAATCAAACGCATTAGTAAAGGCAATTCGTGGCCCGATTGGTAGTGGTAAATCAGTTGGGTGCGTGATGGAAATGTTCCGTATTTGCTTAAACCAAGAGCCTAATTCTGATGGTGTTCGCCGTACTCGTTGGGCTTGCGTGCGTAATACTTACCCTGAGTTAAGGGGTACAGTGATCAAAACATTCCAAGACTGGATTCCTGACAGCATTTGCCCGATTAAATATGACAGTCCAATCTCAGGATTGATGAAAATCAATCATCCTGATGGCAAAACAACGGTTGAGGCTGAATTTATGTTCCTATCTATGGATAAGCCGAAAGATGTTAAGAAGTTGATGTCACTTGAGCTTACAGGGATTTGGATAAATGAGGCTCAATTCTTGCCAGTGATGCTTGTTACTGAGGCGGTTACTCGTACAGGGCGTTACCCGAAAAAGAGCGTATTAGAGGGATTTGATGGCGCAACCTGGAACGGCATGATTATGGACACAAACTCGCCTGATGACGATCACTGGTGGCATGAATTTGAAACCGCTATTGATGAAGAAACAGGAGAAAGTCTAACGCCTAAAGGATGGGAGTTCTTCACTCAACCTGGCGCATTAATTGACATTACAGGCATTTCATATAGCTCTTTATCTGATGAAGTCAAAGCTAATATTGAGGCTGGCTTATACGTTGAATATAAAGGGCATAAATTCGTGGCTAATCCACTTGCTGAGAACGTTGAAAACCATAAGAAAGGTTATGGGTACTGGTTCGGTAACTTGCAAGGTCAAACGCTCAACTGGATTAAATCTCGCATCTGTAATGAATTTGCGACAGTACAAACAGGTAAACCAGTTTATATGGATCACTTCAACAAAGAATTGCACGTATCAAAAGATAAATTATTGCCGGTTAAAGGATGGCCAACATTTATTGGTCTTGACTTTGGTTTAACGCCAGCCGCAATTATCGGTCAGGTTGCACCAATCGGACAGTTACGCATCACTGATGAAGTTGTTGCAACGGGTATGGGTATTGAACGATTCATTCGTGATCAGCTTTCAATTCTACTTAAATCAAAATACAACGGTTGTGAAATTGAAGTGATAGGCGACCCGGCCGGCGTGCAACGTGCGCAAACCAACGAGAAAACGTGCTTTCAAATTCTATTGGAAAACGGCTTTAATGCTCGCCCAGCAGATTCAAACAATACAATGGCTCGCCTTGAGGCAGTTCGTTGGTGGTTATCTCGCTTAGTGGGCAAAGGACAACCGGCAATGCTTATTAGTCCACACTGTAAAACACTTATCAAAGGTTATGAAACAGGCTATTCATACCGCCTATTAAATATCAGTGGGGAAGATAAATACACAGAAACGCCGGATAAAAACCGTTATTCGCATCCACACGATGCAAACCAATATTTATGTTTAGGCGCTATGCCTGATTTATTCAAACAACAGATCATCAACATTAAACCACATCAAGTAATCAGTTCATTGACAGGGTACTAAACAATGGCAGAAGAACAATCCGCATTATTAGAGGCGATCACGAATTTCGGATCAGAGCTAAAAGCAAAATTATTAGATCAAATTAAACAACGTCAACCAGTTGTAGAACGTTGGGTAAAAGATATGTATCAATATCGCAACCAATATTCAACCTCAACAACAACGGGTAAATCTAAAGTGTTTGTTGGTTATACTCGTGCTAAAACTGATGCTTGGACGGCTCAAATGACAGATATGTTATTTCCGAGTGATGACAAGAATTATGGCATCTCACCAACACCCATGCCAGATATTGCAAATGTAGCCAAAAAACAAGATAACGGCAATCCACAAATGGCCGCTCAAATAAATAATGCTCGTGCAATTATGCAGCAAGCGAAAGAGCGTGCAGAGGCAATGGAAAAGTTAATTGACGATCAGTTGCTTGAATGTGATTATGCTGCTGAGGCTCGCTTATGCTTACATTATGCCGGCGTATTGGGAACAGGTATTTTGCGCGCGCCTATCGTTGATGTTGTGGAATCAAAAGTATGGTCTGAAGATGCTATTGGGCAATGGAATGGCGAGATTGTGACTAAGACAATTCCGTCCGCTCGTTTAGTGTTGCCGTGGGATTTCGTGCCGGACATGACCGCATCCACAATCAAAGATTGCCAATTCGTCTTTGAACGTAGTTACGTTACGAAAAAACAATTACAGTCTTTAGCTAAAAATCCATACTACTTGAAAAATAACGTGCTTGATCTTTGCGAATTAGACGGCTCAGATACGAAAACAGCAAGCTCAGATATGGATGGTTATGTTGATACGTTGAGAACATTATCAGGCTTAGAAACACAGAGCAAAGATAACCGCTATGAGCTATGGACTTACCATGGCGGTATTCCATTAAGCGTATTAGAGAGCGCCAACTCTCAATTAGGCGAGGGCAATAAGCTCAACATTCCGAACGATGAGGAATCAAAGGCAGCCAATCTTGAAATTGATGGCGTGATCGTGATGGCGGGCAACGGCAAGATTTTAAGCGTAAACCTCAATCCGTTAGATTCAGCCGAATACCCTTACTCAATTTACACGTGCGAGCCTGATGTATGTTGCGTATTTGGCTTTGGTATTCCTTACCTTTGCCGTGATGCACAAGAAATTTTAAATACTGCTTGGCGAGGCATGATTGATAACGGTGTTTTAGGTATCGGGCCACAAGCCGTTGTGAATAGTAGCGTCCTAACTCCAGTTGATGGGAACTGGGAGCTTGCACCATATAAATTATGGAAAACTAATGACCGTGCAACAATGAATGCAACTATTGAGGCGCAAAGAGCTTTTGGTATATTTGATATTAGCAGTCGTCAGCAAGAATTTGCCAATATCATTCAGCTTTCAAAATCATTTATGGATGAAGAAAGCGGATTGCCAATGATTGCGCAGGGCGAGCAAGGACAGGTTACGCCAACGCTAGGCGGTATGTCTATGCTGATGAACGCCGCAAACGCAGTACGCCGCAGACAAGTGAAAGAGTGGGATGATGCAGTCACTAAACCATTAATTCGCCGATTCTATGAATATAACATGGCAATGAGCGATAATCCGAATATCAAAGGCGATATGCAGATTGTTGCTCGTGGTACATCAGCGCTATTGGTCAAAGAAACTCAAACAGCGCAGATTATCGATATTTTCCAAAAGTTCGGTCAGCATCCGCAATTAATGTATGCCTTTGACTGGTACGATGGCGCTAAAACATTGATGCAATCAATGAGCATGGGAACGCAAACCATGCTTATTCCTCGTGATGAGTACGAACAAAAATTACAGGAAATGCAAGAATCTCAAGCATCACAACCGCAAGATCCTGAAATTCTAAAAGTACAAATGCAAATGCAGATTGCACAACAAAAACAACAGCACGAAATGCAGTTAGAGCAAATGAAAATTCAAAGTCAAATTCAGATTGAACAAATGAAAGTTCAAATCAAAGAAAAAGAGCTTGAAATCAAAATGCTCGAGGTGCAAATGACACAACAATCGCATCAAGCTCGCCTAGATTTAGACGAAAAACTAAGCACGGCAAAACTCACAACCGATTTACAACTTCAAACAGGTAAACAAGCAATAGATTTAGAGAAATTTAAAACAGAAGTGGCATTGAAGAATACGCCGCTCACTAATCCAGCCGGTAATTATGGATTAGACAAATAACAGGCCGCAACTTTAAAAGTGCGGTCTTTTTTTATCACTAAATTTTAAGGGCAAATATATATGAGTTTCTACCTTTCCAATAAAGACTACAAAGAAATGATCGGCATTATCAGTGGCGATACAGGTAGCAAGAAAGGAGATGGCGCATCAACCACTTACCTTGATACTGAATTAACAGCGCAAGAGCCTAAAAAACAGCAAGGCATTGTGGCTGATACCGTTGATGCGGTGCAAATGGGCGCATGGAAAGGCGTTAGTGATATTGCGCATGGTGTGGGCGCTTTAACTGGTGCAGATTGGTTACATGATGTTGGTGATTGGGCGGCGAAGGGTGCTGATGAAAACGTTGCCTCAATGTCAGATGAAATGAAAGCCGCTTTAAATCAAAATGCGTTTGATGGCGAGGGGCAAGGTGTACGCAATTTGCGTTGGTGGGCTGGTAATTTAGGTTCACTAATCGGTCAAAACCTTGATACTGCTTTAACGCTTGGTGCAGGTAAAGTTGCAACGATTGGTGCAAAACAAGCCGGTAAATTATTGCTCAAAAAAGAAGTTGCTGAAGAAGTTGGCAAAACAGCCGTTGAGCAAGCTGCTAAACGTGGTATTCCGCAAAAATACTGGAACATGGTTGGTATTACAGCAACAATGTCAGCAATGTCAGGTGGTGGCCGTTATGGTCAAAAACGTGATGAAGTTATGGGCATGACCAACGAGCAATTAGCTCATATCCCACAATTCTCAGATGAATATTATTCTATTGCAGATAGCGATGAGGGCAAAGGTAAAAGCACAGATGAGCTTTACACAATGGCTAAAAAATCCTTTGCTGATAAAGTTGGTCGTGATGCAGCGCTCAATCCAACGGCTATCGCAACAGATTTAGTGACAAATTCAGTCAGTGGTCTTGGTGGTGGATTTTGGGGTTTAGGTTCGCCGGCTAAAACAATCAAAGGCGGTTTATTAAAAGGTGCGGCAGTTGAGGGCGGTACTGAGGCTATTCAAGGTGTTGGCGAGCAATACGCATTAAACAAAGCAGAGCAGGACTATTTAAATCCGAATAAAGATTTAACTGAGGGCATGGCTGATAATGCTATCAATGGTGCAGTGCTTGGTGCAGTCTTTGGTTCGGCTATGGGTGGGCTTGACACGCACACAGATAAAATCGCTTTCAACAATCAAAAACGCACACTCTTAAATCATATCAATACTGGTAATGATGTAGTTGATAGCCAATTAAGAAACTATGTTGATATGCTCAATCATGGTGCAACAGAATTAGGCGATTTAGTATCAGCCAGTCGAGTACAAGCGCTCAATAATGCCGGTATCGCAACCGCTAAAGCACGACAAGTTGCAGAAGAGGCACTTGCAGAACAACAAGCAAAAGCAAAATTTGAATCAGACTTCTTTGATGAAGAACAACCACAACAAGAAACAACCTCCACTTTCAAAGTTGATCCGAATTTAGAACGCGCGCTTGAATTGCACTCAATCTTAGGTCAGTTCAGACGAAACGATTTATCTCGTGCGAATGAGTTTATTGATACGCCAACCATTTTCGCAGACGAACAAGCTCGAAAAGATTATGTGATTGGTCGTGCGTTTGATGAAGTGCGCAATATTGCTCAATCATACGGCATTGATCCGAAAGACGGTAAAGCTATGCGCCATTGGTTAGAGGATTATGCTGAGAAAGCGAAAGAATATACTAGCGATGATCAACAATATAATTCTTCATCTAACCAACAGGATAGCGAAAATCTAAACGGGCAGCCTTATAATATCAGCAAACAAACATCAGAAGAAGTCTCATCATTAAAAGAGCCAAACCAACCAATTGATTTCAATTTAGGCGCAGCGACTAAAGATTTATCCATACAACCAGAGGTTAATCTTGGGTATAACAGCGCATTAGCACGCCAAAATTCAAATCTTGTAGAATTTGACTTAAATCAACCATTAAGCAATCAGCAATCTGCCGAGTATGATGGCATTAATCAAGTTGGTAACGGTCTTTTATCCACGCACATGAATCAAAGTCAATTAGGGCGACAATTAACAGCGGATAGCTCGCTTGGCGATTTGAACAGTATTGCAAAAGATATTAATGCCGATAATCAAATTCAAAAGGATAGTAATTCAGATTTCCGTTTAAGCTTAAATGAATCCGCTGATTCTGATTTTGCGAAAGCGGTAGATACAACAATTCAAGGTGGCAAACCATCAAGACAATATATTCCAATGGGTACAACTCCAGATGCTCTGAAAATGCTTGGATTGCCAGATACTAACGTTTTAGTGAGTCGAGATGTATTAAGAAAAGTGATGTTAGACAAGCATAATGTTACAGCCGAAACATTAAAACAGCTGCCTAAGCAAATCAATCACCCTATCGCCATTATGAAATCTGCTCCTCAAGCAACTCATGATGGTTATGTTATTTTAACTGAGTTATTGGAAAGAAATATATCAACAGGTAGTGACGAGCCGATAATTAGCGCATTGCATTTAAAAAATACAAAAGACGGGTTAGAGGTAATCAATATTGCAAGTGTTTACGGCAAAAATCTTGCTGGATTGCAGAATATGCTGAATAATGACTTGGCGTATTGGAATAAAACAAAAGGCTCACAATTTATTGAATCTTTCGGGCTCCAATTGCCCTCAAAAATCGATTCAAAAATGATGAGCCAATCTTTTGATAATATTAAAACCGAAGCCGATCTAAGTCAATACCAAACCTCAAAAAATGACCAGGCATCAAAATTTAATCCAGAAGTTCAAAGCGCCCAAGAAATCCTAAATCAAACCTTTGGAAAGGCGGCAGAGCATATTGAAGTTGCAACCTTTGCAAATCCTCCAAAAGATGTGCGACATTTAATCACTTCCGATGTAGAGGGATGGTTTAATCCTAAAACTGGCAAGGTTACATTGATTGCAGACAGCATCAAGGCAACTAAAACAATGAGCAAAGAAGAACGTTTGCAGTTCGTTGCGTGGCACGAAATGGCGCACCGTGGAATCAACGTTGGCTATAAAGGCTCTTATGATAGCTTGATGCAAGAAGTTGGCAAAAATAAAGCGATTAGTCAGATTGCTAATGCTATTCAAGCTCAACGCAAAAACACTGATGATTTAGCCGCAACCAATCGTGCAGTGGCGATTGAAGAGGCTATTGCAGAAATGATGGCTGCACACGAAACAGGTAAATGGAATGAGCTTGAAAGCCGTTACGGTGTAGAGATTAAGAAAGGTCAAAGACAATCAACTAAATCATGGTTAGCAATGACCGCACAACGCATCAAAGACTTCTTGGCAAAATTCTTTGGTGCTGGGCGTGCAGCGCAGTTTTCTGATGAAGATGTATTGAATCTTATTGCTCGAGTTAAGGAGAAAGCGATTGGGAAATATACAGAGATTTCATCAGTAGATAACGGAGTTCGGTATAGTATTTATCATAGAAGAAATAATAATTCTGATTCACCTGATAATGGAGTTGGGTATTCAATGTTTGCAGAAGATGAGCATTCTGTTGAGCATTACGGAAATAACCACTGGATTTTACCTGAGGGAAATAACGAAAAAAGAATTTACGCCGGCTCTAGCGAATTTAAGAATGTTTTAAATGGCTGGCTGAACGATAACAAGCCTCTACTTGAAAGTGAATTTGGAAGATCTGATGAGGAATTTATTGATAGTTTAATTGAAGAGGCAAATCCTGATGATATAGTTGATTCTGCTGGCTTTTGGGATAACGAAAAATTGGTTCGCTATTTTAGCGAAGAAGTATTAGCTCCTAATGGATGGGAAATTGTAGAAACGAGAGATGGTGCAATTTCTTTCAATGATGAGCTATCTATTAATGCAGATAGTGCAGATAATTTGCGCTTTAGTCGAAATGAAGAATTAACTGAGGAACGCTATAACCAAGCAAAATCAAACGGCGAAACCGAGCTAACATTCAAACAATGGCAACAAGTTCGCTCGCCTGAGTTTAAAGCCTGGTTCGGTGATTGGGAAAACGATCCTGAAAATGCAAGTAAGGTTGTAAATCCTAAAACTGGTGAGCCGTTAGTGGTTTATCATGGCACATTAAATAGTTTTAATGTATTTAGCAATGATAGAGGTATTCATTTTGTATCTGACGATCCGAAATTTGTTGATAAGTTTGTCACGCAAAATGGCGGAGATTTTGCTGATGGTGCAAATGTTATGCCGTTGTTTATTTCCTCCAAGAATCCTTTTGATTACACCAACAAAAAACAAGTTGGGAAACTTTCTGTGAGAGCTGGATTGAGTTCTAGCGCTGTTAGTGAAATAAAAAAAGGCAAATGGCAACGGATAGAGGATAGAACAATCATTGAATCAATCAAAGAATTGGGATTTGATGGTTTTTATGTAAATGAGGACGGAGTTAAAAACTTAGCTATCTTCAACTCCAATCAAATTAAATCAGCATCCTCTAATACTGGGGGATTTTCAAGCGAGAATGATGATATTCGTTTCTCCCGCACCAACACAGATCAATCGGCTCTTGATTTAGCGATGACAGGCGTGGCAGATAGTGAGCCTAGCGCATGGGATAGCTTAAAATCTAAAGACTTCTCAGGATTTAAAGAGCGTTTTAATCGTGCGATGGGCAAAGTTGATGAATGGTTAGCTGATAGCTTGCGCCCAGTGAATGATTGGATTGATTCAATGCACCTTGAAGATCAAACAGGCAACACTAGCAGTCGTGACCATGAAAAACGCCGTCTAAAAGATGCAATGTATGTGGACAAGGGAAAACGTGATGCAATTAACTCAGAATTGGAGCAAGCGTATTTGAAACCAATTCTTTCAAAAATTGCCGCACTTTCTAAACAAAGCCAAAATAAAAGTCATCCGATTGACGAATTGACAATGAAAAGAATGGTTGGCAACTGGATTTCAGCTCGCTATTCCATTGAGAAAAACATTGATTTACTCAATCGTGATGAAAAAGTTATGCGTGATACAAAACGCTTATTGGATAACGCTAAACAAAACGGTACAAGTGCAGAAGTGCGCCGCTTAAATGAGGCTTATCTAAAAGCAAAAGCGCAATACGATAACCGTAAGGCTGATATTTACAACACGGATTACAAAAACAAAGGCAATCGCTTTAAAGTTGGGGTTGCTGGCGGTTGGTCAATTCCTGAGGCTGAATTGATTATGAGTAATACAGAAAAACATATCAGCCGTTCTAACTTAGAATATGTAGCCGATCTCGTTTACGATCTCAATCAATCAAGATTAGATGTTGATCGTGCAAGCGGTCGATATACTGAGGCTGAGTATCAAGAATACAAAGCTAATCGCCATTATGTACCTTTAACTGGTGATCCGAATGCTGATGCAGATGTTGATATTATCTCAGGCGCCGGCTCAAATGCGCTCAACATTGCACGAGATAAAACATTGAAAGGTCGTACAAGTTCTGAGGCTGAAGATGCGATTGATGCTGTTTGGAAGTCAATCGGTAAATCCACCACCTATGCCGGTTTTGCTGAATTTAAATCTAGAATTGATGACTTGTTTGAAACAGAAGTGACTTTATTGAAAGATAAAGGCTATTCTGATGCTGAGGCAAGAGAACAAGCAACCGCAAATTTAGGTATTAGCAAACGCAAAATGCAAGGCTTAACACGCTCAAGCGACAACGTGCTTATCCGTAAAGAGGGCAGTGATTATTATGAGTATGAATTGCCAACTCAAGTGATGGAATCATTGCGCAATGACAACGTTGAACACGCCAATGCTTTCTTGAAAGTAATTTCTAAACCGACAGGATGGTATGCTCGAGGCGTTACTCAATGGACTGTTACGTTTGCGCCAATGAATATGATGCGTGATACTTGGGAAAAATCAGAATTTATTCGAGTGCAAAAACTTTACGATAAAAATAATCGTCTAGTTGATAGCAAAACAATGGATAAAATCGGTCGTGATACCATTAAAAATGCCTTTACTGATAAAGAAGTATGGCAAGCAACTAAACGCCTTGGATTCGGTCAAGAATTGCGTGATAGCGTGCCAGTAGAGCGAATGTTAAAACAACTTCTAAAAGAGGGGGGAGTATCAAACTATGGTACTTATCTCGATAAATCAGAAGTTGATTTAGTTAAACGCTTGCGCAAAGAAAATAATCCACTAGCCGGCAAACTTGAGAAAGTTGGCAAAGTGTTTGAGGGTTACAATAAGATGTTTGACACAGTATCAGCGTTGGCATCCTATAAAGCGCTAGTGGAGAATGGCATTGATTCAAAACAAGCGGCGGCGACAACACTCGAATTAACCAACTTCCGCAAGACTGGCTCAAAAATGCGAGGCATTAAAGCGTTATATATGTTCTCTCAACCAACAGTAATGGGGGCAGCTAACTTAATGCATTATCTATCTACTCGTAAAGGGCAAATCCGCTTTGCTGCATACATGGCCGCAATGATTTCACTTTACACTGTATTGCGCTCAATGGACGATGAGGACGAGGGCGGCAATAAAATGGATCAACTTGGCGACATCACTCGTTATATCCCGATTCCACTTGGCGGGGGTAAATACTTCAAAATCCCGGTTGGTTTTGGTATGGCGCAAATGGCGTGGAATTTCTCCACAAACATTGTAAAAGGTGCAGTTGGTGATATTTCATTGACTGAGGCGGGAGCAAATATGCTCGTCCATTCATTGAAAACATTTTCGCCAGTATCTCCATCTGAAATTTCAGCAGCGAAATATCCTATGGAGAAAATCACTTTAACCGCAACACCATCAATCTTGCAGCCGGTGATGCAAAACGTTTTAAATCGTTCCGCTTTTGGTAATAAAATCACAACCAATTATGTGCGTGATGATAAATTAAAAGCCGAACAATCTAAGGCGACAACCGCTCAATTTTGGAAAGATACCGCTATTGAGCTTAACGATACATTAGGAATCGATATGCACCCTGAGCAAATTAAAAACTTGTTTGATGGGTACAGTTCAATGCTTGGTAGTCTTAAAGAGCTAAATACTATATTCGTTGAAAATCCGAACCGTGAAGATTTAGGCCGCAAAACTCGCACACCGTTTCTAAATCAATTCATCGGTACAACAAACGAATTTGCAATTCAAAGCCGTTACTATGAGGCAAGCGATGAGGCGAAAAGCGTTTATAACGAATACAAATCTCGCAAAGAGCGTAATGAATTAGGCGATTGGTTAGATGCTGATAAGATGAAACTTATCAAATTCCATGAGGAAGAAGAAAGTGTTATCAAGTCAGCAAGAAGTGAAAAGGCAAAACTTACTCGTGCGTTGCGCTCAGGTAAAATCAGTGCGGTCGCTTATGAAAGTGGTATTAAAAGATACAACAAAGAAATGAGCGGCGTACAAGCACGATTATTGCGTAAATATCGACAAATGGAGGGATTAAATACACACTAATCCATTGACATTTAAAAATATTTGCAGTAAAATTCAACAAAATAGCCGAATTGTAGAAATGCAATTCGGTTTTTTATTGGAGATTTTATGCAGGAATTGATTTTATCAAGTTCAACAGACAGAAATTCTCTAATCTCCTACCTAAATAAACGGATCGATGAGTATTGTCAGGATTTATGCGCTGAGGGATTAACACCTCAACAATACAATATTCTAAGAGGTCAGATTAAAGAATTAAGAAGTTTAGTATCAGATCTAAACAGTTAAATGCAAGCCCGCTCAATGAGTGGGCTTTTTTGTTATCAACGAATTATCACAAGCCGCTATATGCCGCTTAATGAGGTAATAAATGGAAAATCAAGACACCACAGAATTTAATGCTGATGCCGCTTTCGATGAGGCCGCTAATCAACTTGAATCAGGTGGACTAACTGCTGAAGTTAAACCGTCAGTCGCAGATGAAACCAAACAGCCAGCGCCCGATCAACGCATGGAAAATACCACTCAAGAAAATATCCCGCAACAGCCGGATGAAAAAGAGGAAGTATTGCCTGAATGGTTATCCGATGCCACAGATGAAGTGAAAAGTCATTTCCGTTTGATGAAAGCAGAAAAAGAGAGATACGAACACATGGCTAAATCTCAACGTGGTCGTGTTGGCGCTCTCTCTAAGAAATATCAACAGGCTAAGGCAGCGTTAGAACAGCTCGAGCAAAGTCAAACAACCTTTGATGGTGAGTTAGATAATTTGCGTGCGGACTATCCTGAAGTTGCTGATGCGTTATCCCGCATTCTTGCCGGACAAAATCAACGCCTTAATGATATTTCAGCGCCGATTGCTCAGATGGTCGATGCAAATATGCAAGATTTTGCACAGCAACAACTTGATAGCTCAATCTCTTTAGTGACTCAAGTCGTTCCTGATGCAAACGACATTTTAGGCGATCCAATGTTCCATAGATGGGTAGATAATCAACCAAAAGGCATCAAAGCAATGTTTAAATCAGACGATCCGCAAGATGCTATCTACTTACTCAATGAATACAAAAAGACCGCCGCATCAATCTCAGAGCAACGGAATAAACGTTCTCAGCAACTTTCAGCATTGTCACTTCCTACCGGTCGCACAAGTCCAAAAGGTGGCAGTGAAGTTGATGAAGAATCGTTGTTCAACCAATTCGCTGCTGAATTTGCTAAACAGCGATAAGTAAGTTAGTTCATTTGAGGAAAATTTATCATGGCTACAACTAAATATACCGATAGCGACATTTCTCCACGCACAAAAGTTTATGCTGAGGCTAAAATGTTAGCTCACGCAGAACCGATCCTTGTTTTGAATAAACTTGGTCAAACTAAACCAGTTCCACAAAACAAATCTCAAACCATTAAATTCCGCCGCCCAAAACCATTTGCACCGGCAACAACTCCATTGACTGAGGGCGTTCGTCCAGAATCTCAAAAAATGGGGTATGAAGATGTGGAAGTCGCATTAAAACAATACGGCTCATGGGTTGAAATCACTGATGTGATTCAAGATACTCATGAAGATCAAGTGTTAAGCGATACTACAATGCTTTCAGGCGAGCAAGCGGCTGAAACAACTGAGCTTTTAGCTTGGGGCGCAATTAGTGGTGGTACAAACGTTATTTTCGCTAACGGTACTTCTTCCAACGATGTAAATACTGCGGTTAAATTAGAGCATATTCGTGCGGCAGTGCGTAAATTACAACGCAATCGTGCGAAGAAAAAAACATCTATCCTTGATGGCTCAATCAAATACGGCACTAAACCGATTGAGGCTGCATACATTGCGGTATGCCATACTGATTTAGAGGCTGATATTCGCAGTTTACCTGGATTCACTCCAGTTGCAGAATATGGCTCTCGTCAGCCTATTGTTCCGCAAGAGTTCGGCACAATCGAAAACGTGCGCTTTATTACATCGCCTTTATTCGCACCTGAAATCAACAAAGGCGGCACACCAACAGCCAATAAAGTATTATCCACTGCTGGCTCTAAAGCTGACGTGTATAAAATCGCCGTATTCGGTCAAGATGCTTATGCAACTTGCCCATTGAAAGGTAAAGATGCTGCACAAATTTTAGTGCGTAACCCCGGCAAAGCTGAAAAAGGCGATGAATTAGGTCAAACTGGCTCAGTTGGTTGGAAAACTTGGTGGGCGGGTAAAATCCTAAACGATGCTTGGTTAGTACGTTTAGAAGTGGCCGCATCATCACTTTAGTTTTAATTCGTAAACAAAAAGCCCTCCTTGTGAGGGCTTTATTTTTTTAGTGAGGACAACAATGGCTTATCCATTTATTGATTTAAAAAAAGCAACAAAAGAAGAATTAGTTGCTCATTTGCGTGATTATTGCGGCGTTGAAAAAGACGGCAAAAAAGAAGAGCTAGTTCAAGCGATTCTTGATTTTGAATCTGCGAATGGCATTTTACGCCCTGATGCGGAAGTGCAATTACAACCGCAAGCATCACAAGAAACACAAGAAACGCAAGGAGATATTCCATTGTTAGCGCACAAGCGTGTGCGAATCATTATTGCGCCAAGCGAAACCGAAACCGGCGATGTTTATGTCAGCATTGGCGATTGGGATGCGTTAATTAAACGTGGTGAAGAAGTATCAATCCCTGAGCCGGCATATCAGCTATTGGCTAAATCAGGTGAAACTCGCTTTACACAAAACCAAGACGGTTCATTGACTGAATACTTTGCAACTCGATTCTCAATTACAGTATTAGGTGATGAATAATGAATTATCTTCAACTTGCTCAACGGTTACGCCGTGAAATGAATGATACAGGTGATGGCCCATTCGGCGTATCCAATCAGAAAGGTCGTAGTCTAGAGTATGTTGATGCAGTTCGTGAATCGTGGCTAGATATTCAATCTTTGCGTGATTGGAGTGAGGATTTTTGGGGCGAGGGATTCTCTTCTAAAAATCCTCAAGTTCTTGAAGAATCTGCTGATACTCCTTTCATTCCTGAAAAATTCCATGTGGCCATTGTGTATTATGCAATGCAAGGCAAAGCCTTATCGCAAAATGCTCAAGAGTTAATTTTGCGTGGACAAAACGAATGGGATAAATATCTACACTTACTTTGCACTCAATTCTTACCAACTCCATCATTAGGCAAATAAATGGCACAGTTACCGAGAAATCAATCACAGTTTATCGCTATTAGTGGTGGGATGGATCTATCTACTCCTCCAATCGCAAAGGCTAGTAGTGATGCGGTTAGTACGCTAAATGTGCAGCCTATTTATGGCGGTGGGTTTTCTAGAATTGAGGGATATGAATGTTTGGATGGTAAAACAGTTCCATCTCAAATGACTTATGCCGTGTTGCACGTTGGAAATATCGCCAATAAAGAGCAATTCCACAATAAGGCATTTACTCATAGCGGTAAACAATACCGCATTATTGATGTGCTAGATGATGCCTTTGTTGTTGCTTTCTTAAAGCCAGCAACCATGACCAACGGAACAAGTTTTTCTGTTAGTGGAGTTGGCTTTACTGCAAGTTATGTGAACAGTTCTATTGATGGTGATTTTGCTGATGATTTAGCTTATCGAGGAAAAGCATTTCAGTTAGGCGTTGATGCTGTATTTCCAGTTCCAGGAACAGGAAATATTCGTGGCGTTGTAGAGTTGGATAATAAGCTAATTGCTTTTCGTGATGATGGCGATAGATGCGGTGCATTTATCAGTTCTGATAATAGTTGGACGGTTGCTCAAGCAACGTATATTGCAAAGTTAAAAAACTTAGTTAAGCCTGAAAATCTATTGGATAACTCAGACTTTACATCGGGAAATGTTAGAGGTGTAATTCATTCGGTATCTTTAGCGCCTGATAGTAAATCGGGGTATGTTGTCTTGTCACAATCTGTTTTAGCTAATCAACCATTACAGGTAAATAGCACAACCGTTGCGACAATAGAAAAATGTGACAGGGTTTCTTTAACTAAGGGTAAAGACTGGCAATTTATCTATCACAACTTCTATGGCGGATCTAATACGCATTATGCCTATGGGTGTAATGGTGAGCAGATTATTGAGGTTCGCCAGAATGGGATTATTATTCCAATTCTAGTGAATAATGATAGTCCACAATATATTTGCGCACACAGAAATCATCTATTTGCATCATTCGCTGGCGGTCAATTAGGACATTCATTAGTCGGGCATCCTAATCGTTGGGCGGTATTATTAGGCTCAGAACAATTCGGCTTAGGGGATGAAATAACAGCATTATCATCCACCACCGGCGGCGTTTTAATTATTGGTTGTCAAAATAAAACATCAGGGCTTTATGGTTCAGGTCGTGAAGATTGGGTGTTAAAAGACATCTCGCCAGTTGGCATAAATCCGAATACGCTGCAAACATCATTTATGCCTATCGCTATCACAAAAAACGGCATCACTAGAATAGATCAAACTGAGCAATTTGGTGACTTTAGATTAAGTGAAATGGATGCAAACCGTAAACTTGCCTTTGATAAACAGTCGTACAATATTGTTTATTCATCCACTAAAGCTAAATCAAACCAAGTTAGATTCTATTCATCTGAGGGGCGGCACTTATGCGTAATGGTGCAACCTGACGGCACAACAAGAAGTACATCTTTTATTTACCCTGAGCCGTTACAAGGTCTTTGGCAATCGCCTAATCAAGTTTACATTACTTTTAGCGATGGCAAAGTTTACCGCCAGTCTGACAAATGCTATTCATTTTCAGGGAAAAGCATAGATTGGACTGTGAAAATGGCATTTAACCATTGTGGATCGCCAACATTAATCAAAAGTTGGCATAGCGCTGAATTGCAAGCCACAACAGATGGTAAATCAAAAATAAGTTTCCGTTTCGATCTTGATTACAATTCAAACTATCATTCAGCCGCACTAAGTAAAGATTTAGAAATTGCTGGCGGCGGCGGTCGTTGGAATGATTCTCTTTGGAACGATTTTCTTTGGTCTGCTGAGGATTATTCAACGCCAACACTTCAATTATCAGGGTATAGCCGCAATATTGCTTTATCGTTTGCCGGCTCATCAATCTACTCTCCACAATTTGAAATAAGTGGACTTATCTTAAATTATATCACCCGGAGAAATTATCGTGTCTAAAAAAAGCTGGTATAAACGCAAACATCAATTTACTCCATACACAAAAGCTGACGGACAAGCCGTATCTGATGAATTTGATGCAATTCAAACGAGTTTTGAGCGCATCCCTGAGATGCGAGATGATGGGAGAGGGTTTAAAGAAAGTCCATTAATCCCCGAGCCAACTGATCCGATGCACCCAGTGCCGCTAAAAATGCTCACTGAAACAGAAAAGAGCGTTAATAATGCGAGAGATGATGTTATCGCTAAGGCTCAACAAGTTGCTCAAAATACACAATCTGTTGCTACAAATACTTTGACTGCAACTCAAAAAGCCGATACTGCAACGCAAGCGGCGGCATCCGCACAAAGCAGTCAACAAGAGGCTAGCAATTCTGAAAACATGGCTCATAAATGGGCTGCTAATCCAGTTGATGAAACAGTACAAGGTGATAAATATTCAGCTTACCACTACGCAACGAAAGCGGCACAATCCGCAACAACGGCATCATCAGCCGCAATTACATCAAAAAGCAATGCTGATATAGCCACAAATAAGGCTGAAGAGGCAGCACAATCAGCTAAAAGAGCTGAAAGCCTAGCGAATGGCGAAATAGAATATGAAAAAGTGCTCAACGTTCCAAGCGCAGATACTCAAACTAAAGGCGTTGTGCAACTCACAAGTAGCCTTGAATCAGGTAGCGAAAGCCTTGGTTTAACTGCAAAAGCCGGTAAATATATTTCTGAGCTAATTGGAAATGTAAAAACATCATTATCTAATTTTATTCTAAAAACAAGCCTATCATCTGAAGTTAATGTAGAAAGTGAAGATAGCGTTGCAACAAGCCTAGCAGTTAAAAAAGCGTATGATAAAGCCGTTGAGGCCAACAATAACGCCGATAATAAAGTACCTAAGAATGGCGACACAACAATAAATGGCACTTTAAAAGTAAAAAATACTTCTGGCGGTTGGAGTGCTTATCAATTTGAGACGTCACAAGGATTTTGGCAATTAGAAGTTCATCCTAATTCGCATGAAAACGCAAATCGCCGATTCAATATGGTATACGTTCCAAATTCTGGAAACCGTGTTTATCTATTATTCCCAGCGCTTGGAAATAACGGTGAAGTTGTTGCATATCAAAGCTGGGCGGTGAATAAAGCTGGTGATTCCATGACTGGCATTTTGTATTCCGTTGGCATCTCATCTAAGCATTATGGGTATGGTAACTATGCTAATCAATATACCAGCGGCGCACCGTTTTTAGTTAACGCCGAAGGGTCGCAAGATCGTGACACGTATCATCCGTTTGTCAAAGGGTTGGTGCGGTCAAGAGGGCGTTATGGCGCAGGGTTTTCTTTTGGTTACACAACTAAACAGGGCGCAGGTGATGGATTTGGACGAGGCGTTATCCATCTTGTTGAGGATAATGGCTCCAACAAAACCTGGATTTTTGAGCACAATGGTGATTTTGTCGCGCCTAGTGACGTGCTAACAGCAAGAGGTAAATCATTGAATAACTCAACGCAGTTATCAGATTTCAGCTATCAAAAAATCGGAAATTTTGAGGTGCGTAAATATCCTGACGGCACAATGATACAAACCAACGTAGTCAATTTTAGAGGTGGGTATTCGCACGGCACGGTTTATTCTTTTAATTGGGCAGTATCATTTGTTGAAGCCCCTGCGGTATTCGGAAGCAATAAAGCGGTAGAGGATTTTAGTTTTGTGGACAAAAATCAAATGGGTATAAAAACCAAGTCAAATGGATCGACTTATTACTATTACCTATACGACCCAGGCGGCGAACAAGGTGACTGGGATATGCAATTTTTAGCAATTGGGAGATGGAAAAGATGACCATGTATTTTAAAGACGGTTTCTTTGATGATAGTGATGGTGGTTTTGTACCAGAAAATGCGATAGAAATTAGCCAAGATAAATATATTGAGTTACTTAATGGGCAAGCTCAAGGCAAACAGATCGTCGCAGATAAAACAGGTAACCCAGTATTAATTGACCCACAACCTAGTGCAGCACATGTGTTAAATCTTGACACGCTGACTTGGGAAATTTCACCCGAAAAACAAACCGCACTTTTAGCTGAAGCCCAAACTCGCCTTATCGCCAACATCGATGAGCATGCGGCAAAAATCTACAGCACGTGGACACGCTTTGAGAGCGAGTACCGTGAGCGACAAACGGCAGCAGAAGCCTTCAAAGCGGCAAATTATCAAGGCGAATGCAGTCGATATATCTCAGATTTTGCGCAACGTGCGAGACTGGATAATAAGACCGCGACAAATCTTATTTTGACGCAAGCGGCAGGGCTAGAAAAACTGCAGGTTGAATTAGCCAATCAACGCATGCGCAAGTATGAGCTAAAAGCGCCCACTCTTACGCTTGAGCAATTGCAATCAATTCATGATGACATTATTAAGCAAATGGACAACCTGATGGAGGCATATCAAAATGGCTAAGATTTATTTGGCAATGTATAAACACAAACGAGACTGGCGCAAAGAGCCAGTCAGAAAGATTGCTGACATCATCACCCGTTTTTTTACAAAGGGGAAATATTCGCACTGCGAAATAGCTATTAAACGCAGTGAAACTCTTTTTGATTGTTATTCGTCATCAGTACAAGATGGTGGCGTACGTTGCAAACAGATCGATGTATCAGATAGCACGAAGTGGGATTTAATCCAACTTAATGAGGTTGCTGAGGAGCAAATCAAGGACTATTTTAACCGCACTCTTGGTTGTAAATATGACTGGTGGGGTGCGTTAGGTATCGTGCTTGGCATTAAGCAAAAACGCTCAAAATATTTTTGCAGCGAGTGGTGCTTTAATGCGATATATGGAGGTGAGAGCGGTTGGCGATTTAGCCCTAATCAAATTGCGGTCGTTTTTACTAAATTAAATAACAATGGGATAAGTTTTCAACAAGAGGTCGCTAAATAGCGGCTTTTTTCATTCTTGGGAGAATATATGTCAATTCTAGGATCAATGTCTGATGCGTTAAATAAACAACCACAAGCGCCAACTATCTCGCCAACGCCTGAGAAAGATAATTCTCAAACAATGGCGGGTAATGTTGCCAATATTCTAAATGGCAATTCATTATTGATGAATAGTGCGGCAGCGAAAGGGGAGCGAATTGCGGCTAATCGAGGTTTACAAAATTCCACTATTGGCGCTGAGGCGGCGCAACGTGCAATGCTCGATGCAGCAATGCCTATCGCAAGCCAAGATACTCAAAACGCCTTTGCTGAAAAGCAAACTCGACTACAAGCTGATTTAAATTATCAAAATCAAAGTCGTTTAAATCAAGCGCAAAATCAATTTGCCGCATCACAAGCGGAGCTTGATCGTGGTCATCAACGCAGTTTGGCTCAATTACAGTCAGATTTGAATTACAACAATCAAAGTCGATTGAATCAAGCTCAAAATCAATTTACCGCATCACAAACAGCGTTAGACAGAAGTCATCAACGTGATTTAGCCAACTTAAATCATGCAAACGAGATGAAAAATCTCAACGCACAAGTAGCAGCAAATACTATTGGCAAATCTATTGATTTTACAATGCAGATCACTAACAACTTTGATGCGCAGATTGCTGCCGTGTTGAATAACACTGCAATGAAAGCTGAAGATAAAGAAAAAGCTATCAATCAGCTAAAAGCGAGCCGAGATTCGGAGCTTAATTTCATGTCAAAATTCATGCAAGGAATCCCGACAACGAAACAAAATTGGGCATCGTTCCCTAATCTTGGTGTACCAACAGTTGGGATTAATTAGGAGGTAAATTATGTCATTTTGGGATAGTGCTTGGAGTGCAGTTAGTGATGCAGCCTCTTGGCTTGGTGATGCGGCAAGTTCTACCGCAAATTGGATGAGCAACAACAAAGAGGCAACAAACCTAATTGGATCGACCTTGCTTGGTGTTGGTAGTTATTTAGCTCAAAAAGAGGCTAATAAGGACTTAATGAAACAACAGCGAGAGCTATTGAATATGCAAGATAAACTTAAATCTCAGTATTCAGCAGTGCCGGATGTTGATATTTCTTACAAAACTTTAACCGTTGATAATTCGCCAGGATTGGCAAATGGTGGAATTTTGACAGAAATGAAAAACAAAATAGATCGCAATCATAAGGGAGCGTAACCATGAGATCTACATCAAGCGACGATATAGACTTTGATTCCATTGGACGTTCAAGCCATTCGGATTGGGGGAGCGACAGTGATAGCTATGGAAGTCGTGGACGAGGCGGTTCGATTAATGATGATTTTGGCGATAGTTTAGAAAAAGCTGGATATGATCGAGTTAATGATAGTCGTGGTGGCTGGCGTGAAGATGATAGTAATGAAAACTATACAAGCACGACAGACAGAATGAATCGTCATCTTGATTCGTATGGTAAAAATAACGGATATACCAATAACTTCAATAATGCATTTAGAAATGGCGGTTTTGGAAGTGGTAATCGTTTAAGTAGTGAAAGTGGTTTTGGTGGGCAAAGCGTTATTAGTAAAAGCGTTAATTCTCACTATCAAAGCAATGCCAATAAATCATTGAGCCAATACAATAATCCAACTGTTGATCAAAAAAATCTTACGGGTGGATTATTTGGGAAAGGTGGCGTGCAAGCGCCGTATTCTGCAAGACAAGATTGGGAGAATGTAAACTTTTTTACTTCACAAGATCGCTTGAGAGATATTGCTCAACATAATACCAAGGCGAGTTTAGATACTGCGGCTAAAGGGAATATTATTGGGAATCATATTGGCACAATGGCTGGCTCATTCCTTGAGCCAACATCACTTCCAACCGCTATCGCAAGTGGATTAGGTCAGTTGGCTTTATCTAAAGCTGGTTCTATCGCAGATAAAGTGACTAATCAAGGTTCACCGTCTTTTGACAAACTTACGCCGTCACAAAAAGCCGCTTATACGGTTGAATCTCAGAAAGTTAGAGATGCTTATCAAGAAGATATGAGCAGTCCTGGCTCTAAGTTTATAGGAGGGTTGCCAACCGCAGCGGGGATTCTTGGTGGCGTTGTAACTGGCGGTCTTGGCGGTTCATTTTTTGGAGCTGCTGGAAACGCAATAGCGAATAGTCAGAGACACAAATCAGCAATGGAATACGCTGGAAATAAATTAAACTCCAACGTAATCAATAGTGAGCTAGAGGAAGAAGCTGAAAAATCTAAACAAGGTTGGAAAGATTGGGCGGCTATGCGAGCAATGGCGGGGAATAGCGAGCCAATAGAAAGCCAAGGCATTTTAGACAGAATGCAAAAACAACTTGGCGCTAATAATGGCACTAAATCAAGCGACAATATGGTTTACAAAATTCCTCAACTTGTAAACCTTTGGAACAACATTTCAATCAAATAAAAGGATTAAAAGATGGGTATTTTAGATTCAATGGCTCAACAAACTCAAGGTGGCAATCAAGATGTTATGGCTCAAAGTCAGCCTGGTGGAATGATGCAAAATCAGGAGCAACAAGGCGGCAAAGCTCAAATGTATAAAATGCTAATGGAAAATTCCGTTAATGCTATCGCTAACGTTGCACAAGAGCGAATTGAGCAAAAAGGTGTTGAAAAAGGTGTGGCGGATTTAGTGGCAACGGCAATGATTACAAACATTCAAGCCGCTCAACAAAATGGCAAAACAATCCCGCCTCAAGTGATGATGCAAGTTGCAAAAGATTTAGCAATGCAATTATTGCAACAAATTGGCGTTCCTGAAGAACAAATTGATGACATCCTTATCGACATTTTAATGGATGCGTTAGATCAATTTGGTGAGGCGACAAACGGCATTTTGCCGCCTGAAGAAGAACAGCAATATGTTGATATGATTGGCAAAGTATCAGAGCTTGAAAATCAACGACAAGCACAAATGCAAGGCAATAAACCTCAATCAATGCAACAAGGGGTGTAATATGGGATTAGGTGGCATTTTAGCCGCAATGGCTCAAGGATTCGGTACTGGTGTTGTTAAAAATGTAGAGCAAGGCTGGAAAGATGAGGAAACTGATAAATTATTAGATTGGAAAGAAAAAGAATCTGATAAACAGCGAGCATTTGATGATGCTCAACTCGATAAAAAGCATCAGCAAGATATTGAGTTAGAGAACATTAAACTCAGCAATAATATTTCTGAGGCAGCCGCCATAGCTCGAATTAAAGCTAGATACGCTAGAGCAAGCGGCAGTGGTGGCGATGGAATGAAAGAGGCGCAAAAAAATCTAACTGGTGCAGTTCAAGTGTTAGGTGTTTATGATGCTCAATTAGGTGCATTGAGAGATAAATTATCCTCAACAGAAGATCCCGCTCAAAGAGATATAATTACTAAACAGATGGATAATCTTTCAAATGAGCGATCTAATTATCTGAAAAGCCCTAGCGTTATATCTGCATTCAAAGGTGGCGAACAAATGGGGCGCGCGCTTTATGTCACCAGTGGCGGCGATATGGATTTATACGATCCCAAACCGAAAGAGGTGGCAAGAGAAGTTAAAGCAACAGTATCTTCCGTTGCAGCGCCGGCAAGAAATATGGTTGATGTAAACAGCATTTCACCGCAACAAGCCGATCAAATTGCAAGACAAAAACGAGAAGAAATTTCTCGTCAGAATTTTGCTAAAGCCTCAGAAGATGCGAAAGAATGGGCGGCAAGACAAGGGCAATACAAAACAACCATGTTTACGCCAAGAACATTCTAAACATAAAAAAAGAGCGGTTAATTTGACCGCTCTTTAATCTTTCTTTTAATTTTCCTTTATTAATCTAATAATCCAGCAATATCTGCCATGTTAGGCGCATAGTAAACGTTTTGCAAGATTCTAATGTCTTTGTGGCCTGAGATTTTAGCTAAAGTCATTACATCAACTTTTTTAGCTAATCTAGTCAGTGCCTCTCTTCGGGTATCATGAAAATGCAAATGCTCGCACATCGCCATTTTTTTCAATTTTCTAAATGTTGCATCAAGTGATTTTGATTCAATTTGAAAGCACGTTCCGGTATTGCCAACTTCTTCTTTTAGCCTTTCTAAAATTGCGATAGCCTTTTTCGATAAAGGTACTCTTCGAGCAGAGCCGTTTTTCGTTATCGGCAAATATGCAGTTCTATCCTCAAAATCAACATTATCCCAAGTTAGCCCGCAAATTTCACCAGCTCGCATTGCCGTTTCGATGGCAAATAGCATCGCTGCACCAGTTCTTGCTCTAACCGTCTTTAATGTATCGTGATAGCTGCTAACATATAGCAATCGTTCTATTTCTTCATCAGAATATCGTTGCGTTCTTGGTGGACTTCCTTTTGGTAAGACAAGCCCGGCGGTAGGGTTTCTTTCAATATAATCCCAACGCTCAACCGCAACGGTAAAAATATGCTTAATAGTGGATAGTTCTCGCCTAATGCTTTCACCGCTAACCGATTTTTCCCTTTCGACAATCCATAATTCAAAATCTTTTCTTGTAACATCACCAATATATTTACTGCAAATAGGGTGTTGCATAAACCTATTAAGCCTTAAAGTTTCGTGCCGCACGCCTCGTTTAGTTGGTGTAATTTCTTTCAAATACCGCTCGACAACATCCGATAGTAGCGTTTCAGGTTGTAATCCTTTCTTTTGTAGGTCTAATTTTCTCTCTTCTTCCAAAGCCCATTGCGTTGCCTCGCCTTTGGTGTTGAAAGATTTAGATCTGCGCCCGCCGTTGTCATAAACTTGCGCACGCCATTTATTGCCACGCTTATGTATAGTAGCCATTTTTTTACCCTTATATTTAGCTGGTGCAGTGCTGCAAAAAGTGGTGCAGTTTTGGTGCAGTCAGCGGATAAAACTATATAAAATCAGATAAAAAATAGCAATACAGGTTAAAAAATAAACTTAGAATTTATAGCTAAATAAGCTCATAAGTGATTGATTTTAAATGCGTAAAATACAAAAAGAAAAATCCCCGTCCAATGGACGAGGATTATTATGTGGTGCCTAGGGTC